CACGCGAGACCGCGATCGGTCAGCTTGCCGGTCGTGCGATCGTGGAAGCTGTTGTGTGCCGCCTGACTGACCGCGATGAGATTCCAGGAGCACCACTGCCAGCCCGGGAAGTCCTCGACCGGGTAGACATGATGCACGGTCGTTGCCAGCTCGCGGCGACCGTAGCGCGCGGCATCGCGGCAGTTGAATTTATCGCGCCGCAGCACCGCATTGCGCAGGCGCAGCCAGCGCTTACTCTTGTAGTCCATGCAAAAACAAAAAGCGCCAAGACCTCTCAACGGAGATCCTGGCGCTTATGCCATCCGGCTATCACCTCGGCTGCAAAACAAAAGCGCCAAACGATCTACCGTCTTCACGGTCAAATCATTTGGCGCTGGCTCTAAGGCTCTGGCTCATATTCACGTTTACGATCGACTCTCGCTTGCACAGCTTGCAGTATAGCGGGAAGTCCGTCAGCGTAGTGGACGGTCGCATGCGCTGTTGCGTCGGGCGTCCGCACAGCGGGCAAATCAGTTTGCCCTCCGCTGACACTAACAGTATACCACGGCGTTCATTCGATTGCAAGAGTTTTTGTCGCTCCTTCCCATTATTTATATATTGTTTCAAGTCAAAATTATATGTGTGAAGTTGTGATTTCCGGGATTTCAAAGTCAAACGTCGTGAACGTTCCGAAGGTGTTCTCAATGCGTTCTGGGAATTTTGCGCCCTCGAACGCGGTCGCGCCGCTCGGCGGCTGGTAGTGCTCGCCCGGCGCAAGCTCGATGTCGTTGCGCTCCGGCTGGATCAACCCCTTGCTCGGTGTCCACATCCGAGCGCCGACGCGCAGTTTGCCGGTCTTGCGCGGCTCTTTGGTCATGTATCGCGCGACCGCGCGATAGCCGCCGAACTCGCCGATCGTCTGTATATCGACGTAGCCCTTTTGCCACAGATCAGCAAAGAGCTGCCGCGTATCGCCTGGCGCACGTTTGGTGACGAAGTGGTGATGTACACGATGCTCGCCGTGCAAGCCTTCCATAACATAGACATAATCAAACGGCAGCCCCGCGGTTCTGCGATGCGCGCGCAGCTTGCGGAAGTACGCCGGTTGATTTTTCCGCGCCGCGTCGAATCCTGGCGGCAGATGCCAGTCGTCATAGGTGAGAGTGACGAACCAGTCCGTCAGCGCGAAGTTTGCATAGAGCAAAAACTCCAACCGCATACACGCGGTCTTGATGTTGACAGCCTCCTGCACGAGGCTTGTTTCAAATTGCCGTGCCGCTCGCGTGCACGGGCGAGCCGGCGCGGACGCCAGCTCGATTGCCCGCACACGATTGCCCGCGCGAAGCTCGATCACTCTTGCGATGATACCACCTCGTTTCTGAGCTCGCGCTGGCGTTGCCGATAAGCTACAATTGGCAACAAAACGAACAACCTGTCAACGTTCTCGAGTTTGCGCAATATATCCAGCGCGCGATTGGCTTCATTGCGTGTTGAACCAAAGCCCATCAAGAGCTTAACCACTCGTTTCCTTTTCATTGCTTAATTCCTCCCGTATCCAGCGTGTTGTCATTTTTGTGTGGCAATTGCCGCAAACGGCATCGCCGTGGATCTGATCTCGCGCCTTAGCGCCGCACACGGAGCATGTGAGATAATACAGCGGAGATTCAAAGGCAAGCTGCCATTCACCGCGCAGCTCTGTCTCGCACTGCACCACCTTGCCAAGCAGCCCGTTCGGCAGCTCCACCAGCGGCAGTGCTTTGCGCCGCTGGAGTTCATCGGCATCAAAGCCGCAGTGCTTACATTCCTGACCATTGGAGGAAACGTGAGCACAGCCACCCTTGACGCAATTTTCGCGCGCGAACTCTTCGGCTGGAGACCTCATGCGGGATCACCGTCCATTCGCGCCCCACATTGCGGGCAATACCTCGGCAAACACAAGCCCCGCTTCCCCGCCACAGTCGGGCACGGCCTTAACTTATCCATTCAGCTCACCTCCAAATTAAAAACACAGACAATACGGCATAGTGGATGATTTGATCGAGGCAGTACGAAATCTTATAATATCTCGCTTTCAGCGCATCGACGATCATGTGCGAAACGAATACAACACCTAACTGCCAGCACCAGCCGAAAACTACATAGAAAGGAACGACGTAGAGGGCACAGTGTGCAAGCAGATGATACCAATTCTGACCTTTTGTTCTTGCAAGGAAATCTGTCTGCAAGCAATAGTCCCCAATCAAATGGCATACGATAAGAAGAAATATCGTCTCAGCCATCCTTCTTGCCCTCCTACGGCTTGACATCTACGTTCACCGGGAACTCGGTGTGGAACTCGATCAAATAATGGTACGGGTCGGCGTGTGTGCCGGTGATGTCCTCGACCACGTAGAGCGTGTAGTCGTTTAGGTAAATGTAATTCTTCTTATACTCGTTTGCACCGACCTTGCACGTTACGACCAGCTCCGAAGAGGAGTTGTTGCTGATGGACATATAGCCCTCGGCGTAGAGGATGATTTTGTCAGTTCTCGCGTTGTAGACCGTGATCCGCCGCTCACAGCTGAAATTGTCAGCGGCAACGTTCATGTTGTGGTTTACCTTGTCCGCTTCCCTCGTCATGCATCCTGCGAGACTTGCAATAAGCATGATAGCCGCCAGAAGCAAAGCCATTCGTTTTTTCATTTTTCAATGTCTCCTTCCTTGGTATGTAAGCCTACATACCAATATCCGATATTCCTAAATTGTCCAGTAGCCTGTAAAAGCACGGCTTGCAAAGGTAGCAAAGCAACTTTGCCGGTAGGCTGCTGCTCAGCGAGGTATACAGCGGGCGCATATCTGCCTTCCGATGCCGCTCCCCACACTTGGCGCAGTAATCAATCCACAGGTGCATCCTTCTTACCCTCCATTTCCTCCAATCCCTGAGAGCTGATACACCACGTTTTCAACATCGACCAGCATCTCGCGTGTTGTCCACGTCTTTCCTTTTATGACGTGGCTTGGCAGCTCGATACGATCACCGAAGTGCATATAGTCCCAGCCAATCCAGAACGCATCCGGAAACAGAGGACCAATGCCTTTCTCGGAATACGTCAAGCCGCCGTGGCAGCTAACCTCGATCTGCTCATAGTTAAGTCCGTAGCACGGGTGGTCTTTGGAAATCTCGACATAGGCGCACGGGTGAGAACCACGGGAAACAATGCAGTAATGATACCCGTGGACATACCCTTCGTCCAGAATCTCTGGATCCGCATTATAGCAGTTGATATATACCATTTCTTTCATTTGCGTCCTCCTGTTTTGAATCGATTGGCATGGGGGTAGGTTGCCCAATGTGGCACATAGCCCCACGCCGGTTGCTTTGGCTTGATCTTCCGTGTATTCGCACGAAAGCACTTGCCCGTTCCAAGTGACAATTTTCTTACTGACGACGCGCGGCTTTTCGATGTAGTAGCGCGGGGCAGCATCACAGGGGATGGATTTCCCGGCTGGCGTCTTAATCTAGACAATAGCCGCCATGCATGCCCAATTCCGCCCGCTTTGAAAATTTCTCCAAATTCATGTGACCGATTTCCAGCAGCGCCACGCTTGGCTGCGACACCCCTATCATCCGCGCAACATCCGCCTGCGTCCACCCATCCTTTTTCTCGCGTCCGCATCAATCAGTCGCATGGTCAGTCCTCCTATTCAATAGGCTCTAGGCTCAGCACGCTGTCCGGGTAGACTGACCAGCCGCCGAGCCTTATGACGCAAGACTGCGCCGTAAACAGCCAGTCGTTTAATTCCATCTTTTTCGCGGTTAGTGCAGCATCCTCTACCTGACTAGCAGCTTCATGCGTTGCAAGGTAATCGCGTTGGCGTTCAAACCTGTCAATTTCCTGCGGAACAGCTATCCACATTGTCAGACAGAGGACCAAGCTGACGATAAAAACTACTGCTCCGCCAATGATGAGAAATCCAAACTCAGACAAATCCATACGAAAAACCAGCACGCAGCCGACACAGACCGCCGCGGCAGAAACAATTAAGATAATTATCCAATTCATACAGCATTCCTCCTTTACGCCGCGCCCGCGCGTTTTGCCGGGCGCAATTGCTTTGACTTTTCCTTTGCTTCCGCCGCCTTGACCCGATCAAAGACCGGCAGCAGGATTTCCTTTTCCCAGCGATTCACAAAATCCAGCACACACAGCGGGATCGTCAACCGCTTTCCGTGGGCGTACTCGTTGCCGTAACCGTGGAGCTGAATACGCTTCGGACTACGCCCTGTTGTATCGATATTGAGGGTGTACCAGCTCCGCTCCGGGCGGCGGGCGTGACGGACAAAAAGAACGAGCTTGCCTTGCAGATGCGTCACGCCGTAGCCGCCCACGCAGTGGTGGAGCGTGCGCCCTTCGGCGATCAGGTCGCCATTGCTTCGCGGCAGGCGGATGCAGCACTCGCCATCCGACCATTCCAGCCCCGCCCACTTCCGGGCGAGCGATTCAAACTCCCGCTTCGACTTCGCGTTTTCGCGCACCGTCTTCGCTGCAAAGATCCGATCGTGCGCCGCACGCAGATCCGGCGGATATAGCTCGATGTCCTGCGGGTCGCGGATCTGATCCGCGATCTCCTTCCAGTAGTCGATGTACTGCCCGAGCATTCGGCGCGGCTCGTAGCTGTGCTTGCGCTGCTGCTTATCCAGATAGCGGTCGATGTCGTACATCGACGGCAGATTCCAGCCGTCCGTGACCTCTCCGACGTAGCGGCTCATGCCGGACTGTTCGTACTTCCAAAGCAGGCGGTTAAATTCTGCCGCGTCGCCGGTGGCGGCAATGCCGTAGGCAACAGCCTCATTCCAGAGTGCCAACGCGTCAGAGCCCCAGTGCCACGCCGCGCCCTGCCGAATCTCATCCTTGGTCATGTGCAGAAGTTCGCGCGGCTTGCTGCTGTCCTCCCAAAACGCCAGATCGTCTGTTTCCGGCAGCCTGCAGCGGAAGCCACTCCAGGCGGAGCGCTGCGCTTCATCGTCGATGCGCTCCACGATTGGCTGTCCCCAGCCGCATTTCAACAGATTTTCGACTGCGGGGCGCTGCCCGTAGAGATTGAGATAGACGATCGGCCACGCGCCGCCAGCCTTGACGTACTCCGCAAGCCCGGTCTTTTCCGCCGTCGTGCCGGTAAGGTCGGGCACATCCCACCATATATACGCACCGTACTTGCGCTGGCATGCCGCCTCTTGGCTGTAGTATTTGATCTGGAACGGGTCATCGCGCCCATCTGACGCTTTGCGCCAATCCGGCAGCGGATAGCTTGTACCGTAGCCGTTGCATGCCATGTGCATATATCGGATGCGCTTGCCGCCAGGCAGCAGCGCAACAGCGGCAGCAGGTGAGCAGGACACATCCCAAACACCAAACTCATCGACGCGCCGCATCAGCATCCACGCCATTACGACCGTGATGCCGTCCACGACCTCGATACTTCCAAGCATCAATTGATGCGTCCGCCCGGAGCGGAGGCTCTTTCTGTGTACGACATCCAGCGCGCTGCCGCACAGTGGGCAGTTGATCGTGTCGCCCTCGCCCCATGTAATAGCGGTGTCAGAGCAGCCCTTCTGCGGAACACCGGGGTAGACAGTTTCGTCCTCGCTGAGCTCCAGCGACAGACCGCCGCCCTTTACCCAGCCTGCCCAAAAGTCCTCCTGACACGCCGTGCAGGTGCACCGTGCGCCCCACTGTCTGCGAGCCGGGCGGTGGAGATCCCAACCGATCTCCGCGTCCGGGTCATAGCTCTCGCGAGCAAAGATCAAAAGCTCGCCGCCGAGGTCGCTGTCACAGCAGTCGACAAGCGCCTGCTGCACCATGCCAGGGCGAGGCACTTTTGGGAGCTTTTCCATCAGCATCGTTGCATCCATCAGAAATAGTCCTCCAGATTCAGCACGACGCCAGTCTCGGAGACGGCTGTCTGCGCCTCCGTGATGCCGTAAAACTCTCGGATGATCCGCTCGGCTTCCGATGGGATAACACAGGCAGAGTTCCCGGTTTTGTGTTTATCGGCAAATGCCTTGATCTTTTTCTCGCAGTCGGCAAGGCTCATGCCCGCTTGATCAAGGTCGCGGCTGACGATCTCCTGCGCGCTCTCATCATGGCGGATGATGTCGGCGAGCTGCTCGCCGACCATCCACACAGGCGTGCGCTCCGCGCCCTGCTGCGCGCGGATTTTCTCAAAAACGTCCATTATTAACCCTCCTTCGGCAGATCCAGCAGCGGCATCCAGTGTGTGATTTCCTCGCCCCATGCCTCCCAAAAATCAGTCGGGCAAATAAAGTCAATTCCGTCCCAAACAGCAATCATCGCCTTATTTCCAGTTGTCCACACAATTACAGCCTCGCTGTATTCCGTCCCGGCGTTGCAAGGTATCGTGTTTGGCATTCGCTCCGTCACAGGAATCCACCGCTGCTTCTCCCGCAGCGCCGCGTTCTCGGCAACCAGTCGTTCAATGGCGGCGGCGGCGGACACATTTACATGGTCGATGCAGTTTTCATCTTGCCGGGAAGGGCATTTTTCGCACACACATCCGTACGAACAGCACCGCAGCGCCTGCACGATCTCGTCATATGTCATCGCTCAGCCCTCCTTTTCCAGCGCCGCCGCCATTTTGGCGACTGCGTCCCGCGAGAAACGCAGGAGCTTGTCGGCTTTGTCGGCATCACGGAGTTTGACTTTGGTGAGCAGGCCGCAAGCCTTGTTAAAATTCTCAAGCGTTGCCTGGAAAAAGCTCTGGAATACGGCAACGTCGGCGTCCGACTGGATGCTGCTCGCTTTTGCGGCGGCGGTCTGCTCCGCCCTTACCAGCTCCAGCTCTTTCTGGAGGTCAGCAATGCGGGTGTTGAGCTTTTCTGCCTCAGCTCTGTTGGTTGACTCGATTTTCGCAGCAGAGTCGGCTATCGCCTGAAGCTCTGCCTGTTTCTTCTCCGCCGCCTTGCGCAGGCGCTCGGCGGAGTCCAGCGCAGCCTTGTGCTTTTTCTCGGCAGCGGAGAGCGCCTCGGCGACGACCTTTTCGATCTCTGCCGGGTCGGCTACCTGCACGGCAACTTCTACAGGGCGGTTTTCCAGCTCGCGGATCTGCTCCGCCTGCTTTTCCGTCCGCTCCGTGAGCTGCACTGCGGCGCTTTGCGCCTCTTCCAGCGCCTTGCGTGCCTCATCGCGCTCGCGGATTGCCTGTTCCAGCTCTCGGGAGGAAATGTGTTCGGCATCCACCGCCTGCGCAAACTCTTCGCGCTCATCCTCGGGCACTGCCAGCAGCCGCAAAGCATTGGAAACGCTCAAATTTCCCAACGTTGGGAAATTTGACGTCTTACCGCCGTATTCCCGTGCGATCTGCATAAATCGGCTGGCAGAGGAGCTGGAAAACTCGGTCTCGGTTTTGAGAAAATCCAGCCAGCCGCCGTGACCGACCATTTCCTTTGCCTCGGCGAGGCGCTTACCGATCTCCACGCCGAACCACACCGTCATGCTCTTCGCCTGCGCGGAGAGGTAGCGGATCTCGCTGCCGAGCGTCTCGGGCGAGCGCGGCACATCGACCGCCTGCCCTGGATGCACCTGCATATCCTTGCGGGTCTCGTCGGCAAAAATACTTGATACGTCAAATGCCATTGCTTACGCCCCCTCTCTCAAAAGCTCATCCATCGTGACCGGCGGCGTGATGTACTCCTGCACAAATGCGCGGTAGTCATACCCGGCGGCGCTGCGCGGGGAGTACAGCGCGATCGGCTTGCGCTCAAAGGTCATTTCATCCACCTTGTCGGTGCGGCGGATGACCGTCTGGAATACCGGCAGAATGTTGCAGCCGCGCAGGCTGCTCTCCGCCTGGAGCACGACTGGCGTGTTGCGCCACATCGTGATGAGTGCTCCGGCAATGCGAATGCTGCTGTTGATACGCTGAATGTTGTCAATTTGCCGCGCCACGTTGGCGAGCCCGCGCACGGAAAACGCGTCGAGTTTGATCGGGATGATGACCTCATCCGCGGCAAGCAGCGCTGCGGCGCTGGCGGCGTTGAATGCCGGCGGGCAGTCGAAGATCACGAAATCATACGCATCATCCTCCCGGATCGCCGCGCACAGATCTGCGAGGACGCGACCGTGCACGCGGTTGTCAGCGATGTGCGACATATCGAGGTCCATCAGCTCATCCGATGCCGGGATCATGTCCAGCCCCGGGTAGTCCGTCGCGTACACGTTTTCGGGGTAGTACGGCTCGGCGTCACCGCGCAGGATGTCATCCAGCGTCGAGCCGTCCACGAAGCGCAGACCGAAAAATTCGGTTGCATTGCACTGGCTGTCGCAGTCTACCAGCAGCACGCGCTGCTTATGGTCGGCGCACAGGATGTGCGCCATATTGACGGCGGTGACGGTCTTGCCGACGCCGCCCTTCAGATTCAAGATTGCAATTGCTTTCATAGCTTCCTCCTAGTTGTTTTTGAATACCTCTTCCGCCTCATGCCCGGGCAGCAGCTTGAAGCCCATCTGGTCAAGCTCTGGGTCGCGGGGTTTTTTGGGCGCGGGCGGCAATGCCTGGCTTTGCCGGAAGGTTTGTGTTACGCCGTCAAATTCGAGCAGCACGGCGCGGTTTGCAATGCCGTCTTTGTTTTTTACAACGTTCAGCACACGCTTGGACTTTTCCGCCAGAGGGTCTTCGCGGAATAGCAGCATGATCGCGTCCGCGTCCTGCTCGATCTGTCCCGAGGACCGAAGGTCCTGCATGGTCGGTGGCTTCGGGCGGGCGTTCCCTTTGCCTTTTTCGCGGCGGGAGAGCTGAGACAGCGCCACGATCGTCGCTCCGGTCTGCTTGGCGAGATTTTGCAGCAGCGACGAGATCGCGGTCACGCGGGCAAACTCGTTGTACGCGTCGCGCATTCCATCGGGTGCTGCGATCTTTTGCAGGTAGTCCACAAAAACCACCTCGTACCGCTTGGAGGCGGCGTATGCACGGATGTCGCTCACCGTCATACCGTTCGCCATGATGAGATCGAGCTTGGGCTTGATGATGTCCGTAGACATCGCCGCGACCGTGTCCCAGTCGTGCGCGCCCATCGCGTTGATCTGCATCTTGGGCAGCCCGATCTGCGTCGTCATCGCCATCAGACGGTCGAAGAGCTTTGCGTCGTCGGTCTCATAGCTGAAAAATCCGACGCGCTTTTTGTGCGCCATACGCTGTGCAAAGGTCAGCGCCAGCGTGGTCTTGCCGTCGGACGGATAGCCGCCGATGACGACAAAATCGCCTCCGTGGATGTTAAGCACGCCGTTGATGCCGCCAAAGCGCCAGTCTAAGAACTCCGGCTTGACTGTTTCGGCGTGACGGTCGTAAAATTCTTTGAGCGCCTGCTTCATGCCAACGCAGCGCACATCGGGACGATCCACCAGCAGCTCGTTTGCTCGCTCAAGCGCCTTGCGGACGCTCTCCTCATCCTCGGCAAGGTTGATCTGCTCGCCGAGCGATCGCAGAGCGTAAAGCCGCGCGCGCTTTTTGAGCAGCTTGGCGTACTCGGCGTAGTTCGCCGCACTGGGTGTAACGGTCATGATCTGCGCCAGCAGGTCAGTCTGCTTGCCGCCGAGCCGGTCGTTGATCGTCACCGGGTCGATGTGATCGCCAGCGTTGAACATCGAACAAATCGCCTCGAATATCATGCGATAGGTCGGCTCGGTAAAATCGCTGGCGCGGACCGTCTGCAAGATCGGTCCGACTGTATCGGCGTCGATGACCATGCAGCCGAGGACGGCGGTCTGCGCATCCAACAGAAGATCGCGTGCATTGCTCATACGAACACCAGCCCTCCAAGATCGACTGCCGTGTCGCTCTCAGGCACTGCACTTGCTGCCGACCGGCGCAGGCGCTCCCGTGCCGCGGCGACCTCGTCGCTCTTCGGCGGGTAGACGCTGGGGTAGCCCTTTTCCGCTGAGTACAGCAGGCAGCTCTCCGCCAGATACGGGTTAAAGCCCTCGCCGTCATCCGCGCAGGATGACAGCTTGCGGTAGAGCGTCTTTGCGGCAGTCAAAGACGGCATCGGATTGCCCGCCTCGTCGCGCGCATCCAGCATCAGCGTGAGCGCCGACAGGACTTGTGGATATGCTGCAAAAATCTGCGCAAAATAGCTGTCGATCTGCGCGCGGTTTTCGCGCGCGCTTATCTCTTTTTCTTTTTTATTTTTTTTGGAATAATGTAGGGGTCGGCAATTTTGCGGAGGGGGGCTCGGTTTTTTTGCCGAGAGGGGGTCGGTTTTTTTGCCTAGGGGGGGCTCGGCATTTTTGCCTAGGGGGGGCTCGGCATTTTTGCCGATGGGGCTAGGTGTTGGCAACGTCTGATAAATGCGCCGGATCGTCGATCCGTTACCCTGGTCGTTTTCCAATTCCAGCCGGATATGCCCCGCTTTTTGCAGCACGCTGACGAGCCTGCTGACGCTGTCCGGCGACATCTTCGATGCCTCGGCGAGCTGTGCGTTGGATGCCCAGCAGTAGCCCGCGCGTGTAGTCAACGCGGAGATGCGCCCATACAGTAGCTTAGCATTTGCCGGGATATTGTCATCCGACAGGACGCTGTCCGGGATGACGACCCAAAAAGCGCCGTAAGAAATATTCTCACTCAAAATCCATTCACCCCCTTGCCAAACCACCGAAGCGGTGATATAATGATGGTGCTTTCATAGCCGCCTTTCTGGCTGCTAGGAGATTCGCTCGGTTGTTCGCAGCAGCCGGGCGTTTCTTTTTACCCTTTTGCATCGCTCGTTCCCTCCGCATAGCGCAGCGTATATGCCGCTGAAATAATGTCATTCAGTTCGCGCACGATCTGGTCATAGGTCGGGCGCTCTTTTTCATCGATCACGCCATCGTCGGCGATCTGAAGTAGCTCCTTGTCGCGGTTTCGGTCGGCAAAGCCGATGATGCGGTTGACGAGCTGGATGACCGCCATCGGCAGCGATTGGCGCACTGTGTCCGGCAGGACGGCAAGCCCGTCCGACGTCTGCTGCAAATGTTTGTACGCAAAATACGCGTCGCCGCACAGATCGACCATCAGGCAGACGTGGTAGTTGCTCGGAATACGCCGGTCTCCCTCCCACGCCTTGACCGTCTCCACAGACACATAGAGCGCCTCTGCCCACTGCTCCTGGGTCATATGTGCTTTTTTGCGACACGCCGCGCAGATATTGATGTATGCTTCCTGCATGGCTAAATTCCTCCTGGTGTGGGATAATATGTGTGTCAGTTCCCTTCCAAATAGCGGAGGAAGGACACGCGGTGTATCTTGATGTTCCGACCGCTCTGGATCGTATCAAATCCGAGCTTTTCGGGATACTCCCGCACCATCTGTCTGATCCAGTGCGGATTGACTCCCAGCAGCGGTGCTGCTTCGCAGGGCGAAATAAAGCACTTCTCGCAAGCACGAAGCTCTTCCAGCGTTGACATGATCTAGCCTCCTTTTAGATAAGATTCAGCACGCCGATCGTTGCGGCGATCAGCTCGATCGCGCAGCCGAGCAGCTCCAGCAGCATCACGCGGAGCTGCCGCCCGCCGTCAGTGAGCATTTGCGTTCCTCCTTTTGACTTCCATCTGCTTCCATGGTAAGATGCAGGCGGAAGGGGGTGTAAAAATGCAATTTCCCGATTTTGCTGATTTCAAGCAATATCTACAAGAGTTTGAGCCTGATATCAATGCGTGCACACAGAGCCAGAAGCTCTATCAGATCAAAAGCATGACGCCGGAAAACGTAGCTGCTTTTGCATCTGACATTGCGGCAGACACGCTGCACGCCGCGAAAGTCACGTCGCTTTGGTATCTGACTCTGTATCATCAGTGGCTGGCGGATTATTTCGATGCCTCCGAGTAAACTCGCCGAGCCTCTGCCAGTCCACCGGGGCGATTGCTCTGGGAGCAACCTCGATGCTGACCTCGCTTGGTGTCAAGAGAGCTTCCAGTGCAGCGATTCGGCGCTCAAGCTGGCGCAAGCGTTGTCTGCGTACTTTCATCCGTGCTTCCCTCCTCGTAGAGATCGTCGATGCTGCATTGTAGCGCTTTTGCCAGTGCGGGGAGCTGGGCGGCGACCGGGAAACTTTCGCCGCGTTCCCATTTCCCAACAGCCTGATAGCTTACACCCATGAGATTCGCAAGCCCACCCTGGGTTAATCCTGCGGCAATTCGCCGTGAACGCAAACCTTTCGTTTCGCGCACCTCCTTTCAAACAACCTTAGGTTGTTGACTGTAATATAGCACTACTTTTTGTTGTTGTCAACCCTTTTTTTATTGATTGCCGCAACTTTGCGTTGTAGTATTGTTTTAGGTGATGCTTATGTTTTGTGATAATCTGCGCAAAGCGCGCGAAAATGCAGGGCTGAGTCAAAAAGAGGTGGCTCAAAAACTATCATTTTCCGCCCAAGCAGTCGGGAAATGGGAGCGCGGCGAATCTACCCCCGGACCTGATTCGATTGCACAGATGGCTCAGTTATACAATACATCGACCGACGCTTTGCTTGACGTAGAAAAACGCCCCGCTGAAAGTCTCAGCGAGGCGAAAAAAGCTATGTATGAATTGGTTGATACGCTTAGCGACGAGCAGATTGCTCGCTTGGTTGAGATAGCAAAAGCAGCACTTGCTCTTTAAACCATTCAAACTGCGCCGGCGTCATTTCTGCGATCATAGTAATCAATTCCGTGCTTTTGTTCTCCATCTCAACGCCCCCTCTTTCCCGTGTTTTTAATTTTAGAACAATTGTACGTTATAATCAATTGGCATTCTGCCAAAATTCGCAAGCATATTTTTGGCAGTCAAAAACCTATCAAGAGAGTTTTAAGGGACAGGTGATGTGATATGGCGCGTAAAAAATCGATCATCCCCGGCTTCAGCCTCAACCGGGCGCTAGGGATAACATCCGCCAAGCAGAAAATCGCCCGCGCGACCGGCATCCCTACTACGAAACAAGGGCGGAAAAGGAAGATGCAGAGCCACCTTTGGACGGCAGCGGCTGTCGGTGTTGCATCCGCCCTCAGTCAACCGGCACAGAAACCTAAAATTGCAGCGCCGACGCAACCGAAATACACAGCGACGTCGCTCGAAGATTTGTATGACGCCGCTGTCTGCGCAGTCATTGACGCTGGCGAAGCATCAGTCCCCGTCCTACAGCGCAGTCTGCGGATCGGGTATGCGCAAGCAACGAAGTTGCTGGACCAAATGACAGACGATGGGATAGTCGGACCTTTCGAGGGCGATAAGCCGCGCGAAGTTCTCATTACAAGAGAGCAATGGGAGGGCGCGACGGCAAGCGATGATAGCTATGCGGAGGATCAGTATTATGACTACGGCGGTTATGATCCAGAGCCGCCCAGGCGAAAGCCGCTCTACAAAAGAGTGTGGTTTTGGATACTCGTTGTCCTCTTAATGTCCGGGTTAAGAACGCGCATCGCAAAGTGGCAAGCCGCTCGCAACCAGCGCGAGGAGGCGCGCGTCCTCGCCGAGCTTGCCGAGCGAGAGCAGCAGAAGCAAGCCGAAGCCGTCGCCTCAGAGCCTGACCCACCCACCGAGGAAGAGCAGCCGAGCGCGACAGAAGATCATTACACGAGCGACGATCCAGAGCCAGAGCAGGAAGAGACGGAGGCGGAGGACGCTGCGCCGGAAACCTCAGACACGGTCACCGAGGTAGCAGCGCCGGAAACTTCGGACACCACCACTGGACCGGCAGCGTCGGAGGCGACGGGCAACGTGACCACGATCGTCGTGCCCGTCACTCCGAGCACGGAAACGACTGCCAGCAGCACCGAGCCTGTGGGACAGACGTATGTGCTCAATACCAGTACGCATAAATTCCACTACCAGAGCTGCTCAAGCGTCAAAAAAATCGACCCCGAGAATTACTCAACCTATACCGGGACGCGCGACAGCGTGATCTCCATGGGCTATGAAGCCTGCGGTCGCTGCCATCCCTGAATATCCTTAGCATGGTGAAAACGTCGAAAAAGAGAGGGGCGACACCGTGAAACCTGAGAGATTCGCCCCGTGCCAGCGTGTCATCGCTGACACGGGGCTTTTTGCGACAAGCGACTGGGAACGCCTGTATCTGCATCGTACGCGGCAGGAGGTTGTTTTGTAAAGCCGTATTTCCATGTTTTTACACACGGTTTTACATGTTTTTTAATTTCATCGCGTTGTTTTTGACTAAAAAGCTGAAAAATCGACGAAAGAAGGCACTTACTTGAAACCCAGAATATCTGAGCTATGCCGAAAGAACAAAGACACAATGAACCCACGAAGGACGAACGAGGATCTGGCAGAGCGCACAAACCTGAGCCTGAACACCGTGGCGGGCTTCCTGCGCGGCGAGGTCTCAAATCCGGGCGTCTACACCGCCGGACCGATCTGTCGTGAGACCGGCGTGTCGCTGGACGACTACTTCGACATCATCACGCCAAGCCGCGAGGCGAGCGAGGAAGCCCGGCAGCTCGCCTCGGAGGTAGAGCTGCTCAAGGCAAAGAATGAGGGCTTGCAGCACGAAAATGCAAATCTGCGCGCCTCTCTGCGAATGCACCGCTTCACGACCGGCGTGCTCCTTTGTATCGTTGCTGCGGCGGCGATCGCTCTGCTGGTCGACGTCCTCAACCCCGACGTCGGCTGGATTCGCCGCGCGCTGACGCGTACGCAGCAGGTACTACAGGGGGTGCAACATCTGTGAGCGCAAAGCCTAAAAATCGCGGCAATAGCACCGGCAGCGTCTACAAACTGCCCAACGGCACATGGTGCGCAGCCGTGACGCTGGGCTATGAGATCATGCCCGGCGGCGAGCAAAAGCGCCGCACCCGCAAAAAGGGCGGGTTTAAAACAAAACGCGAAGCGCAGGAGTATATCCCGCAGCTTCGCGTGACGCCGCCCGGCATCGACCCGGAGATCACCTTCCAGCAGCTCTATACGGAGTGGTTTAAGTTCCATTCGCAGCTTCGCAGCAAGGACACGATGAACTGCTATGCCGCCGCGTACAAGTACTACAAGCCCGTCTGGTGGTGCAAAATGCGCGACCTCAAGACCGCCGCGCTGCAAGCCTGTCTCGACGCGTGCCCGCGCGGCAGGCGTACGCAGGAGAATATGAAGGCCCTCGGGACAATGCTGTACCGCTACGCCATGCGTGACGACATTGTCACGCGTAACTACGCCGAGCTGCTGCGCGTCGGAGGCGGCAAGCAAGCGCCACGCGAGCCGTTCACCGCCGACGAGCTGGAAAAGATGCGAAAGGCGGTTGGCACTGTGCCCAAGATCGAGCTGGTGCTCATCCTGTGCTATACCGGCTTCCGACTGGAGGAGTTCCTCCAGCTCCGCGACGCCGATCTGCATTACGACGAGATCGTCAAGGGCTATTATTTTATCGGCGGCGAAAAGACGGAGGCTGGCATCAGCCGCATCGTCGCCGTCAGTCCGAAGATCCTGCCGTATGTGCAGAGCTGGCTCAAGCCCGGCTATATCTTTTCGGAGGACGGCAGCCGCAAGGTTCAGCAGAAGAAATTCCGCAACGAGTGGTACTACCCTGCCCTGGACGCTGCGGGCGTCCGCAGGCTCGTGCCGCACTGCTGCCGTCATACCTTTGCAACGCTTATGAAGGAAGTGGACGCGCCAGACGCCGACAAAGCCGCCATGATCGGACACACCAAAATCGACATGACGTACAAATACACGCACACGGATGTCAAATCGTCGTCCAATATCGCGCAGAAAATATAAAAACAGCCTCTTGAAATGAGTGCAATAGCGAGTGCAATAGCGGAGATTTTTAGAGTTCATCCCTGTATTTTACAATTTAAGCACGTTCAAAAAGTTCTGAGCGCATAGAAAAAGCACCGTAAAACCCATGTTTTACGGTGCTTTTTTGGTCCGAGTGACTGGATTCGAACCAGCGGCCTCTTGAACCCCATTCAAATACGCGCGTCGCAGACTTGTTTGAAAATATGCTCGTATTGTAGCATATTCCCCGAAAATCATCAATATACCATCAGTATTTGTCTCTTTTTATTCCGAAGTTTATACAACACAAAAAGCGATAAACGACATCGGGTGCAATACGGGTGCAATAGCGAGCGTCATTTTTCCGCGATGCACCGATAATACGCCGCGATTTTCTTCTCCGCACCGCCGCCGTCGCGATCCATCAAAAACGCCCTTGCCATCTTTGCGTAATAGTCCGGGCGATCCACGCCGTACTCGCGCGCGACCGCGCAATAGTCCGAGTAGATCATGTTCATCGCCGCGTACCACGCCGACGTGCCCAGCGCCTGCGCATCCACGCCGATGCTCCGCGCCGCCGCCGACGTCTGCTCCTGCGTCCAGTGCTCGCCCGTGCTGCCGTCCTCGTTTTCCATTCGCTCTACCCACGCCCGCGCGTCCGCCTCCGTAAAGGTCTCCGAGTGCACGCTGTGCAGCGCGTCCAAGCTGCACAGCAGCCCCGCAATAATGCCCGCCTCCTCGATATGTCCGAGCGTCATCTGCTCGTCGATGAGCTTATGCAGCCGCTCATGGAGCTTGCGTTTGTATTCGCACTTTTCCATCACAATTCCTCCTGCACCATGCTGTACAGCCTGTCCAAGTCGTTAACGTCAAATCGCAGCTCCCCAATAATGGGTATGTTGACCGGCAGCTTTTTCCCGTCCAGCTTCGGACGTGCAACGCTGTACAGCTTTTCCACATCCACGTTTCCGCTCTCATCCATCACGCCCATCATCTGCACCACAGGATGCTCCCGCAGCGCAAGGAGCTTGTCTCTGCCGCCCTCCATCACGAGTGCCAGCAGAATGCCCGCTCCGATGCCCTTGCCGGTCGGCAGGCGGGGCAAAACCTCATTGTCCGCAAAGCGCGTCACCGCGCGCATGATCTGGTCGATCGTCGCCATGCTCTACCTCCGTTTCGTGCGGGGCGGCTTTCGCCGCCCCTTTTGTGTGTCAGTTGCCGCAGCACCCGCCGCACTTGGGAAGCGGGTTGTAGAGGGACTGCGGCGTTGTGCCCGTGCCGGTTGTAACGTCTGCGACCATCTTCGGGTAAAACGTCGCGTTTGCATAGGTGACAATGCTGTTGTCAGCGCAGCAGCGGCGCTCTGCCTCCATCTTGATCTTCTCGTTCAGACGCTCCTCCACGCAGGCGATGTCCTGCCGCGCCAGCACAAAGCTGTCCTCGGTCTTCTGGTTGTGCACCGCCTGTGCCGCCAGCCCATTACGCACTTCCTTGAGCTGCTTGTCGATGTACGCATACACCTCCAGCATCTTCTGATCGTTGTAGGTGTTGGCTTTCAGCAGCGCGATCTCGCTGTCCTTCGCCGCGAGCTTGTTCTCCCTGTCCAGCTCATACCGCGTGACCGGCGTGTTCTCGCTGCACCCGTTTCCCCAGCCGCCGAAAAGACTGCCGAGACCTCCGTTCAGAACCCCCAGCCCCGTGCCGATCGCGCCCAGCGTGACGCCCAGGTTGCCCTTGCCATTGCTTGCATATTCCATGCTATTTTCCTCCTTGGTATAAAGTAAGCCTTTCAGCTCCACCATCAGCTTACTCCTCCGGCGGAAATGCTGGGCTGCACAAAGGTGCGCCTATGTGTATTTGTGTGCGTTTATTTTTTTATTTTTTTGCAAATTCCCGCTTGACATATACGGCAGTACAGTATATAATGTAGCCATAAGATAAAGCAAGGCGAAAGCCGGAAGGAGATATTATGATGGAAAAGAAAACGATCAACAACGGGCGATACGATCTCTACACCTGCACTGCGATTGCCTTTGAATCTGGCAATACAGAGCGTCAGCCGGCAATCCTCGTGCACGACAATGATAGCGAGTTTGATGCTGATGCCGTGCTGTTTAATTACACTCTTTCCGATCTCGATTCTATCGAGGACGCCGACGAGCCTTCCGCGTTCAGCGCGGAGGAGGAAACGCTCCGCTCCGTGCTCATTGATGGAAAGACCCTCCGCGAATACGCGCTTTAATCTCTTGCCGCGGGGCGTGGAGGAAACAAAAATGGACAGAATTTGCTCTACCTGCGGCGCGCATTTTGACGGGCAATCCCAAGACACGCGATGCCCAAAGTGCAGGCTTATCCCAACTAAAGTTCTTCGGAAGAAGATTTGTAAAATATGCGGAAAGACCTACGAAACATACGGAACACGCTCGCTTTACTGCGAATCCTGCGCCGCCGAACGCAGGAAAGCAAACCACGCAGAGTATCAGCGCCGCAAGCGGCAAGGTAAAACGCGTGAGCTTGGTTCGATCGATACCTGCGAACGGTGAGGAATGGAGTATATCGTTTGTGGAGGACTGCAACGTTTTTGCCAGGATTGCGCGAAAGAGCGACGCAGCGAAGCAGCCCTTGACGATTTTTACAACAATTTCGGAAAAGAAAAGCGAGAGGCAAGGATAAATTCAAGAGTGATCGCAACAGCGACCTGCATTGTCTGCGGCAAGCCGTTTTTGCTTGATGGAAAGAGGAAAAAGTGCTGCTCGGAAGAATGTATGCAAATACGAAAGAAGCAGCTTTGCGCCCAGTATCGGGACGATAGTCCGAAGGTTTACGCGGAAAAATGGGAAAAGTGGTACAGCGAAAACAAGCAAAGTTATCTCGAAAAAAAGAAGAACAAGAAGAAGGAAAGGAAAAATCAAATATGATAACTTCTGCACAGAAGCGCGCTCGCAACAAGTGGGATGCAGAAAACATGGCTGTGCTCTCATGTAAACTAAAACGGGAGATAGCGGAAACATTTAAGGCTGCGGCGAAAGCAAACGGAACGACCCCGAACGAACTGATCCGCGGATGGATCGAAGAATACCTATCGCACAATTCGATCACCGAAGAAGATCATTAACGCAGCCGAGATCCTTGCCCGAGACGCGGAATAGATAAAAAGCAAGCCCGTGGAATAATCCACGGGCTTGCTTTTTGCCTATATACCTAATTTTTTTGCCACCCGGCACGCCCTTGTTATGATGCGATCCACTCTGCGGGATACGGTCGAGCGGTCCATATTGAGCTCGATCGCGATGTCGATCTGCGGCATTTGCTTCAGGATGTACAGCCGCGCGATCGTCGTGTCCTCCGCCCCCAAGGTTGCCTCGGCAAGCACGCGCTCCCAGTCACTTGCCAGCAGGTTTTCCAGCTCCTGCGGCAGCTTTAAGCGTGCTTTCGGCATCTGCCCTCCTTTCCGGCGTGCCGGGTGTTGTTTACTTTTTATGGCTCAAGGTTGCGATATTCCCCTGAAAGCCGACCTCCAGATCCAGCGCCCTTGCAACGTCGCGGATCTTCACGTAGTTCGTGCCGTTTTTGAGGATGCGGTTGACCTCGACCTTCTTTCCATCGACGATCATATAGCTCTTTTCGACCACCTCGCCCACCTCCTCTACCTGCTTTCGGAATTTTTCCAGTCCGTCATTCCCGACCCAGTACGCTGGGCACTTCTTGCCCATCACATCATAGTGCCGGATGATGTGGTCATACGGGATCTTGTACTGCTTGCAAAGCTGGTACACCAGCTCCGCCGCGTTGGCGATGGTCCTGTTTGTCGCCATCACGCGCCCGTCCCGCTTCGCGTCGCACAGCTCCACGCCGATGCTGTTCGCGTTCCGGCAATAGGGATGCTTATACGTCCGCGCCCCGCAGTGATAGGCAACGTAGTCATCCGGCACGCTGCGCGTGATGGAATCATCGTCCACGAAATAGTGCGCCGATGCGACGGGATCGAGCGGCTGCTGGAAATACCGCCCGTTTGATTCGTCCGAATCGCCGTCGTTCGCCGTGTAGTGTACTACGATCCACTCGATCTTCTGTGTGCGCTTCCCGCCGTAATTGGAGCGGTGCGCGAGCTGCGTTTTGATCTGCACCATAGCCTCACCCCCGCATCAGGAGAAACAGCATCACACAGGCTGCGGCAAAGCACGCGATCCCCAGCCACATCATTCTTGCGTCCCTCCGTCCTTGTCCATGGCGTCCTGTATCTTCTGGCTCTGCGTGCCGAAGTAGAACGCGATGATGACCGCATAGATGGTCATAAAGTCCTGACTGATCTTCCCGACGATCGCCATGTACGCGAACACCGCCGTCAGCACCAGCGTCACCAGCGACTTGACGCTCAAAAGATTCCCCAGCCGTTTCTTGATTTGTTCCATTCAATTTTCCTCCCCATCATTTTTGTCCTTTGCAAACACTCTCTTGAATGCCAGCAGCGCCAGCTCTCCGCCGAAGAACGCCCCGGCAAAGGTCAGCACGTCGCTGAGGTCGCACGTCCAGTCCAGCACCGCACACAGCGTCTTGAGCACGACCGCCCAGATCAGCACGCCCGTCAGCGTGCGGATGCAGTAGATCACGATGGTCTTTGCCATCTCCCCCTTGCGCCAGCGGCGCTTGTTTCTGAGCATCATTTCAGCCCCAGCCGCACCAGTGCATACGCGATGAGACCGCCCACAAGCGCCGTCAGCGCCGTTTTGAGCACCGTGTCCCACGCCTTTCCTGGCTTGTCCCGCAAAGCCTGCACCGAGCTGTCCAGCTGCTCAAAGCGCGTGTTGAGCTGCTTGAGCTGCTCTGCCATCACCATCACCGAGGATGATAATTCGTACAGCACCTTGTTGTCCTTTTCCAGGTCCTCGATCCTGCGCTTGTTCCCCTCACTGAGCTTTTCCACCCGCGTCATGCGGTGCTCCATGTTGATCTCATCCATCTCATATCTCCTTTTGTTTTTTTACAGCTCTACGAATCGCTCATCGTCCCACTGCGGCATATCCCACGCTTCACCCGTCCAGACCTTGCGCACGCCGTCCTTGATGTAGCAAAAGTTTGGGTATGCCGTTGCGCCGTCCTTCCACACGATGGGGTTGTCCGCCGTGCCGACCGGCTCTTTCTGCGCCACATACTCTTTTCTGACAACGATTCGATTGACCGCGTAGATGTGCCAGTCATATCCGAGCTTATCGCTCTGCTCCACCGTGACCGTGATGCCGCCAGCTCTAGCGGCTGCACGTCCTTGTTTAATTGCATTTTTTATTTGTAGGAATCTTTCAGTTGTTATCATAAGTCTCTCCCAGTTCTAGCAACATCTCTTCCGCTTTCATTGTATCTGTCAACCGTTCACGCAATTGTTCTACGCTTGCTGTCTCGATGTCAAAATCGTCTGGAATAAGCTTGTCCACCTCCGTGTAGGTATACGTCGCGTCCGCAACGTCGATCGCCTCGGAGTATTCCGAGCCGGTCTCCACCTGTCGGATGAGGTATCCGGCATCCGAATACGTCCGCCACAGCTCCACGCCGTCACTGCGCGTTTTGTAGTGTTCTCTGATTATCATTTAATTTGCACTCCCTCCACCTTGCGCGATACCCACGATGTGGTCCGCATATGTCGCCCAGTTAGTCGCCGCTTTCCATTCGTCCACAAGCGCAGCCGGAACTTCTATTTTACAATTTGCGTTGATATTGGTGAACGCATTGGTGTTCGCCAATGTCGGCACAGCGGCGCAGTGGGTAAAATTGTACCAAAGAACGCCTTGACAGTTTGCAAAGGCGCTTGCACCAATGCTCGTGATGCCTGCCGGAAAGTCTATCCTGATGAGGGAATAGCAGGTCGAAGCGAAGTTGTTCGGAATTGTCGTGATGCCGCTTCCGATGACAAGCTTCTGTGCCGTCAGGCAGGTATCGAAGGTATAGCCGGATAGGCTCGTCACCGTATCGGGGATGATGATTTCGTCGATGCTCTGGCAGTTTGTCATCACATATCCTAAGATTTCGGTGACACTATTCGGGAAGGTGATATGCGGCAGTGAGTTGCTGTTGCGGAGCAAATATCTGCCGATTTTTTTCACGCCGCTAGGAATGGAGATCATCTGCAAACTATAATTTGCGTAAAAAGATGATACCTCGCTGATCGTGCAGCCCTTCGGCACGACAAATGCCTTGAGCGAACCACATGCTTCAAACGTATTTGCGCCTACACTGGTCACGCTAGTCGGAACGGTGATCGTTCTAAGCTGCCCGCACTGTGTGAAGCCATGTGAGCCGAGACTGCTGACGTTCTTTCCGATCTCCACTCGTTTGAGTACGCTTATGACGGCGCGCTTTGCCGGACCGAACGGACCGAGCACATTACGCACGGTCGCGTTTCTGCCGAGCGTCAGCGTGCAGCCGTCTGCCACCGCAAGCGTGATGATGTGATCTCCTGGCGTAAACTGGTGCGTGGTCTGAATCTCGCCCGTACCGGCAAAGGTCTGTGGCGCGCTGCCGTCCCCCCAATCCACGATAACGCCGTTTGCAACGGTCTGCAAAAAGCAAAGCGGAATAGTCCCTGTGCTCACCACGTCCGGGATGGTGATGTACAACCTTGTTTTTCCGTCATCCGTGATGTAGTTCAGCCCGACTTGTACCTTGCGATTGAGCGATTTGATCTCCGCCAGCGTCCAGTTCCAGCCCTGACAAATCAGCCCCGTGCGTGTCGGCAGGCCTGGCAACGCCGTCTTGCCCGCCAGCTCGTCCAGCGTCCACGCATAGAGCAGCGTGCCGTCGTAATCGTAAAAGTTTATGTCCGCTTCCATTGGCGGCTCAGAGGGCGTGCCGCCGGGATCGAGCGTCCCCGCGATCTGCTCGCCAGCGGCATTGTGGGCCGTCACGCCGACGCGCAGGTCCTGCGGCGTGACGGTGTCGCCGCTCAGGTCGATCAGCGTCCTGTCACCAAAGACGATCTTGCTGTTGCCCATATCACGCACCCGCCGTCTTGCCGATGGTGACGGTTTTGCCGCCAGCGGCGTTGTCCGCCTCGTTGTAGTAGATCGCGTTTACCTTCACTTGCGACAGGTAGTCATAGCCCTCGTCGGGGAGGACGGTCTGTGCCGTCGTCAGAGGATCGACGGTCTTAGTCTGGACGCTCACTGCCTCGCCGCCGTATGTGCCCTCTACGCCGAGGATGGTCACGCCCTTTTTAATATTCGCGGCGATGATCTTTGCCGCCTCTGTGGGGTCGATGACGCACTTGCCGCTGCCGTCATGATAGCCCAGTGGGACGATGTACTCGCCGCTGACCGTGGAGATCTTCGCGGCGACCGCACCGTTGTTGGGCATCTCGCCGGTGATCATCGCGCCGCGCGCACCCGCCGTCTTGCCGATGAGGATCTCCGACGCCTTGACGGTCGCCCCAGAGGTGTCCAGGTCAAAGGTACAAGAGCCGGAGTGCACCTCGCCGTCAGGTCCGTGGTATTTGTAGCCCAGCAGCACTTTGCCCGGCTCGACCGTGTCAGCGGTCAGGTCGATAAGCACCTGCCCGCCGTAGATGATTTTATTTTTTCCCATGATTTACACCTCCGAAGCAATGTAGACGGTGTCGCCCGTGGGGTTCGCCGTCTCGTAATACGGTATTTTTTGCACAGTGACGTCGTCCTGCATCGTCTTGTCTTTGGTCGGCAGCACCGTCGCGGCGTCAGCCTTGGGGATCACGATATAGTCGCCCTCGTACGGCGCGCTGCCGGAAAAGATGATGCGCGTCTGATCGACGGCAAATGCCAAGGCAGGCTTTCCGCGGATGTCAAAGCGAAGCTCTGCGGGTTTTCTGCCGATGTCAAAATGGATCGCCATCACAGCACCACCTTGCTGATGCTGTCAGTGACGCTGATGTCCCCAACGTCAACGCCGATCACGGTCGGCGTCGCCCCGCCCTTGAATTTTACGCGGATCTGGACGTGCTGCGACGAGCGCTGAATAGCAAACGTCTCTTCCTGCGTGAGGGGGAAAAGAAAATTCCCGCCCTCATCCAGCACCACCTCGCCGGGGTACAGCTTCCGCATCTTGCCGATCACGAATTCGACTTCGTCGATCGTGGTCATGTCCAGCGGCTTGCCGTTCTGCTTGCCGATGATGGGGATGGCGTACTGGTCGCCCTGCATGATTTTTAAGCTCATGCCGTCCTCCTTTGCTATGTCTTGCCGGGATGTTTTGTTGATGCCAACAAAACATCTGCCAAATTTCCCAACGTTGGGAAATTTGACGCTTATGCCGGGTTTCCGATCTTGCAGATCACGACCACGCTGCCGCTGACGCGGGCGATGAGCACCCGGTCACCGGCAGCCAGCGTGACCGCTGTGTTGCACTTATAATGCTTTGCCGTCGCCGCCGTCTGACCGGGAAAGATCAGGCTGACGCCGTCGGCATACTTCGCGCCCACCGTCGCAAGCCCGATCTGCCCAGAGCTGGGCGCGGCTTTTGCTGTGCCGAAGAGCTCCATCATGCGATCACCGTCCTTTTTGCCGTATGCTGCATGAGCTGCCCGGTCGCCATGCTGAGCGTCCAGCCCGTCTCCTCGTAGATGCCGGAGAGCAGCGGGTCGTCGATGGAAATCGTATCGCCGATGCCGTGCCCTGGTTCGTTGAGCGTAGAAAAGCTGATCGTGCGCGCCGACAGCATCGACTCGTTCCGCGCCCGGTCCGCCGCAGCCTGAAGCTCATCCTGGCTGGCAATGTTGTCGAGCTGCTGCACGTCCACAATGCGCATCCCGCGGCGGAAGGTGGAGATGCTGGACGTCGGCGAATCGTTGACAGAGGTCGCGACCATGTCGGCATCCAGATCGGGATTGGAGCAGATGCGGACGAACACATTCGGTGCGTTGAAATAGTCCGCCTCGTCGCTTCGGTCGGGTGAGATCGGCTCTGCGCCGCGCAGATCGCTCGCGCTGTAAGCGTGGTCGATGCGGTCGGCACTCGGCGTCTTGTACGGCGTCAGGTGCGCCAGCCCGCGCCCGTCGAACCACACGTCGCTGTAATTGATCTCGCCCAAAAGCTGATTGATGATCGTCAGATACGTCGTGCCGATGTCCCAATCCTCGCGGTCGCTGGCAAGCACCGCGTCCGACGGCGTAGCGAGGATCAGCTTGATCCCCGCCGCCGTCATGAGCTGCTGCACAACGGTCAAATACGCCGTCCCGGCGGCGAGATGCAGGATGTTTTCCGTGCGCATATTTTGCAGCCGCCAGCAGCGATCATACGCCTCGATCTGCGTCAGTACGCGGTATCGGTCTGCGACTTGGCTGTGCGTTGCCGTTAGGAACACGCCCAGCGGCGTCTCTGCGCCGTTTGCGATCATGACGGGCTGTATCTCGTCTGTGAGCAAATTGACGCCGTCAGGGACGCGGAAGCGCCCGGAGAAGCTCATCTTGATCTCGGAATCGCGGTCGGCGTACACATTCGGTGCGTCGCCGCTCTCCCATTCCAGCCGCGCCAGCTCCGCGCCGCCCCGCAGGACGTTGACGCGGTAGTTTACATCACGCCTCGTCAATGTCGATCTCCTCCTTTACATCCGCCTGCGCCACATCGAAGCCGTAGGTGCTGAAAAAGTCGTCCGAGGTCTCGGAGAGGTTTGCGATGTAGCCCATCACCATGTTGCCCTCCGGCGTTTTGACGCACACCAGATGCCCCAACATGGAGAGCATCCGCGCCCGGTCGTCGGCGGTGAAGCAGACGCAGGCGACACGCAGCGAGCGCTGCACAAATTCGCTCCGCTCCGCCACGGGGTACGTCCGCCCGGAGAGCTGCATATACTGGATGTCCCGCGCCAGCGAGTACGCCGTGGAGCGGTGCGCGCTTGCGTCATAGCGCAGGTCTACCCATTGCCCGGCGTCCAGATCGTACAAGCATGTGCTCGTCGTCTGCACAGTCACTGTGACGGCGTCTGACAGGCTGTAGTTGGCGCTGGTGGCGTAGCAGCCGCGCACCTGATACTTGACCTGTCCGATGGACGTGCGGTCCGTGTAGCGCGGCTCCGTCGTTCTGGCGATAGCCACACCGTCGCGGTAGACGATGTAGTAGTCAAAGCCGCTCGCCGTCCACGCGAGCGTCACCTCGCGCCCAGTTTCGGCGGTCAGCGTGATGGCGCTGCCGGGGGTGTTGATGATCTGGAGCGGCGCGACGCCCCAAGCAGACCAGAAGCCGTACTCGTTCTGCACCCGGACGCGCACGGTGTAGTCGCCGTCCGCCAGATACAGCGGAGACTGCCACTGCTTATCCGTCCCGAAGTGCGTGCCGTCTGCGTAGACGCCGACCAGCTCCACCTGATACGCCTGCTGCCCCTCGACCTGCCACGAGATTTTCGGGCGGGGTGAGAGTTCCTGAATGACGACCACCGGCGCGGCAGGCGCACCCACGCAGATGAAGGTCGCCGCATCGCTCCACGCGCTGGCAACGTTGTCGGAGTTGTAGGTGCGCACGCGCCAGTAGCGCGTGCCCGCTGTGAATGTGTTCGCCGGAGCGGTCCAGCTCTGCGCTGAACCTGTGATCGTGGCAAGCGCCGTCCATGTGCTTTTGTCGGCGGACCATTGCAGCTCCGCCTTGGTCTGCGCCGTGCCGGTATCGATGATGTGCGACCAGCGGAAGAGGATCGGAGACGTGGATTCGACGACTGCACCGTTCGGCTCGAGCGCTTCGGCGGTTGCAGCAGATTCTGCTGTCGAGATAATTGCCCAATCAGATGTTGCCGTAGCTCCATCCTTTGAGGTTATGATGACGCGCCACTGAATTTCGCCGGCAGGGAACGTATTTGCCGGAATTGTCACAGTAGAGGTATTGCCGGGAATCGAAATCGACGTAACGACGCCACCTGAGCCAACGCGCCACTGGAATACCGCAGATGCCTGCTGCACCCTGGAAACTTGGCTCACTTCCCACGAAAAAATCGTATCATTTGTGTGCGGTACATATCCAGAGGAAGGAGTCATGGTCCACGTCGGCGCAACAGATTCCGTTGTGACCCACGAAGAAGTAGCCATTGCTCCGTTATTAGCCGTGCCGACAACACGCCAATCAATTACACCGACCGGGAAAATTCCTGCAGCAACTGTTGCGGAATTACCTTCGACCGTCGCATCCACAAATTTACTTGCCGAATCTCCTTGCTTACGCCACTCGATTTTTACACTTTGGATTTGCACGGGCACGACAGTTGTCGCAGAAACACTCACAGCCCAGTTAAATTGCGTCTCGGATAGATTTTTAATCTTACCTGCAAAAATCGAAGCATAATTGAAACCGACCGTGACTTCGGTATCCCCAAATGTAACCTCGATGTACGGGTACGCCCCAGACGTCGCCCATTCTGTATTACGCGCCCCAATCGCCAGCCCATTTCTTAAAGCAAATATGAGTTCAGTCGCGCCCAGGGGCAATTCGCGTACATACGGGATTTGCTCGCCATCTACTATAAATCTGTAATTGCGGGCATAGTTGAGCTTTGAAAAAGTGACACTGCTCACATCAGCTACAGGTGCTGCTAAATAATAGATGTCCTCGTTCCATGTGATATTGTCGTATGCGCCATTTACTGCCCTCAAGCAGAGACTCCCAGACACGACAGGAGAAAATTGAAAGCTTGCCGCTAAATCAAACACAGCGACTAAAAGCAGGGACGACCCGTATCCGAAGGAACTGCCCACAGAATAATGAGCATTCGAGTCAACTGAAGATACTCCGGCCAGTTGATTGCCGGATGCAGTAGTAGTTGCCATCAATCTCCCCCCATTCTTCTTACTCTGCGGCGATTTTTTACGATGCGGATGATGTCCTCGAACTCCTTGATGCTGCTGGCAGGGATGGTGATGTTATAGGTATCACCGCCGCCTGCCTGACGGCTCTCCTGTGCGGTCAGAATGCGCGTGCCCTGCGGGAGGATCGCCATCTCAGGCCCGTTCTCGCCGATGAGCGTCCGCCCGCCGTACCAGTAGTCCGTGCCGGCGGCGTTGTAGCCGTGGAGCTGCTTCCAGTACTCATATGTTCCGACCGGGTTTTTCGCGTATTCGGCGCGTAGCTCCGCCTCGGTATGCACGCCGGATTCGATCCAGCCCGCGGATTCGGAATAGCGGTAGCCGCTATATGCACCACTCGCGACCTGCTGATGACTGAGCTGCCCGCGGCTGGCATTCCACCCGAGGGCGGTGCTGATCTTATCTCCGTTGAGAGTGAGCATGCCGACGAGCACATCCATTGTGTCGGCGAGGAGCGCTACGGCTTCCACGATTGGCTTGAGTGCCAGCGAAAGTGCTGGGAGAATCGTTGTGACGAGCGCGCCCAGTGGCTCAAGCAGCGACACCGACGATTCGAGGATGCTGCCGAATGCCTCGACCGCGCCGGAATCGATCAGCGCCTTGCCGACCTTTTCTATCAGCGCCCGGATGTCCTCCAACGCAGACGTGAGGTAGGGTGCGAACTCCGCCGCCATGTTATTTTTTACAGCGTCCTGCGTCGTCTGCAAACGCTGAAAGCCGTCATCGACCGCGCCGAGTGCGCTCAACGCCTCGTTGTCGAGCACATAGCCCACGTTATGCGCCTCGTCTGCGTACTCACGCAGCGTGTCGCTGCCCTGAATGATCAGGGGGTTGAGATCCTGCGCCGAGCGCCCGAAGATGTCCATGGAAAGCGCGTCGCGCTCTGTGGCATTGCCCACCTTGCCGAGTGCGTCGATCGTCTCGTAAAATACGTCGTTGGCGGTGCGCATATTGCCCTCAGAATCCGTTACGGCAATGCCGAGCTGCTCAAAGGCTTTTTTAGCATCGCCCGTTCCGTTCATGGCATTCTGCATATTGTTGGTGAGCTTGGTCAGCGAGGTTTGCAGTGTATCAATGGACACGTCTATCAGCTCTGCGGCGTAGGAAAACTCCTGAAGCTGCTCCGCAGACTGTCCAGTGGTCATGGACATGGTCAGGATGTCATCGGCGAATTTTGCCGATTCCTTTGTCACGTCGATCAGCGCCTTTTCCACCTTGACGATCGCTGTGACCAGCGCGGCAAGCCCAAACACCGCTGCCCCCGCCGCCACGTTCACGCCGCCAAGACCATTCACCGCCTCCTGCGCACCAGCGGGCAGTTGGATGCCGAGCTTGTCGGCAACGTCCTGCAGGGTCGTACCGAAGCTGGCGGACTGCTCATCGACCGCGCCGGTCTTTTCGACGAGGTCCTCCATGCCGCCGGAGAAGTTATCCGCCTCCACGCCGGCATCCTTGAGGGCGTCGGTGTTGTCGCGCAACTCGCGCTCCATGTCGATGAGGGTGGAGTTTGCCTTGTTGAGCTGCTGCTGCCACTTCTGCGTGCGGGCGTCAGATTCGCCGTACTCCTGTGCGGCGTTTTTCAGCGCGTCCTCCAACGCGGAGATCTTCTCCTTTTGGGTGAGGATCTTCTCGTTGAGGGTCTCGTTGATCTTCGTCAAGCCCTCGACATTGTCCTTGTTTTCGGCATAGGTGTTTTTCAGCAGCTTCAGCTTGCTGTCCAGCGTACCCAGCGCGGTGTTGATCTCACCGACCGCAGCCTTGTACTCACGTTCGCCGTCCAGCTTGATATTGGTTTTAATGCTTGCCGTCGGCATTTACCCACCTCCCATCAGGTATTCGTACAACGACGTTCCGGCGGGCTGCTCCGTGGGTGCAGCATCAAAATGACGCCGGGGCGGTGCTGCGAGTTTGAAATACTCGCGGTATAGAGCCATGCACCGCGCCGGCGTCATTGTCCGCCAGAAAACGGTTTCATCGTTTTTCAGGACATTGATCCAAATATTCAGATACCAGGCGAAGTTCAGTCCGTCGCTGCGGCCTCGCTGGTCTGTGCGTTTTTTTCGTTTCCCTCCGCAGGCTGTTCGGTGTCCTCGCTGCCCTCGCCGGAGATCGCGGCGATAAAGAGTGCAAAAACATCGTCCTTGTAGCGCTGGAAGTCCTTCCAGCCCAGCTTGCGCCCGATCTCCTTGTCAGTGTAGCGGACGTCAAGCCCGGCGGCATCCGCCGCCTCGTTGACCATGGCGGCGACGAGGCGGTTGAAGCTGCGCAGCCCCATCTTGCTTTCCAGCATCGAGCCAAGCCCGTCACACGCCTCCTGCAGCTCCGCGAGGACGTTCATGTTGCAGCGCAGGACGTAGCGCTGACCGTCCAGCCAGATCGCCAACTCCTTCAGACGCATATCCATCAGCCGCCCTCCGTAACCGCCGTGGGCGCGGTGGTGAATACCGCGTCGCACCACGCCTTTGCATCCGCCTCGGTGTCGAGCGTCGCCACCTCCAGCAGGTCGCCGAGCTCGTCCACGAGGAACTCGCCCGTCGTGGTCGGCGTCTGAAAGGTGATGTTTTCGCCCTGCGTCTGCCCGTTGGTGGAGGGCGGGCCAAAGAGCACCTTGCGGACAAAGACCGCCGTGAATTTCTCGACGCCATCGATCATATCCGGCATATAGAAGCTCCAACCGACATACTGCCCCGTGGAGCTTTTGCCAAAGGTGATACTCTTGACAGTGGCGCTGGATACGGTGCGCTGCTTCTCGTAAGCCCGGAACATGAGCTTCTGCGCGGCAATGGGAATGTACTTGACACCCGCGGATGCCGTACCGCCCGTGGCTTTCTTCATGTATTCAGCGAGGACGGACTCGGCGTAGACGCGCCCCTCGGCAAAGCGCATTTCGAGCGAGACGGTCATCGCGTCGCCCATCGAGACGGCGGCGCCGTACTCCGTCACGCCCGCGCTCTTCTTCTTGTATTCTGCTACCTGCAGATACCTGAGATCAAACTGAGGCATTTCATTCTCCTTTCAGTTTTTGAGCCGCCACGTCGCTCATGGCGTCGTTTGCGGTCTTCCATGCGTTTTTGATTGCGGTGGACCAGTAATAGTCCGCCGCGATCTTGCCGCCCTTCCGGCGGCCGTAGTTGAGGACGAACGCTTTTGTGCCATAGCGCTGCCCGCGGCTATCCTTGCCGTTGAGCGTGACCTGCATATAGGGAATGCCGTTTTTGTCACGCTTTACGGTGCGGCTGCGTGTGATGTGGCGGAATGTTTCTCCCGTCCGGCGATCGACGCCCGGTCGATTGTGCCCACTCTGAACGAAGGCAGACTTTACATCGCGCATCATGATCTCCGCCCCGGCATTCAGCATTGCCTTGATGTTTTCATCGCTATATAGGTCCGCCTTTTCAAGCTGCCGGATTGCCTCACGCAGACCATCGGTCGCGACCTCTGCCATCAGATCACCTCGCAGGGGATGTCCGTGTAGTACGTGGCGGTGTCGGGATCATAGGAGTGCTCGAGCGGCTGCATCGGGATGTGCGCCGTGCCGAGCGCCGTGATCACCTGCGCCGGCAGGTCGTCGTCCTCCGTTTGGGTCGCCACCGTCACCACCGCCTGATACGTCGTGGCAAACGGCGAGCCCTCGGCGTTAAAAAACCGCTGCCCGGTCGGCGTCCAGACGAGATAGCGCAGCAGTGGCAAGCCGTCCTCCGCCGTCTCCGGCGCTTGCACCTTGTACACAGCGTCCGGCAGCACGGTTTTAAGCACCGTCTCGATCTTTGTATAGCTCATACTTTCCCTCCGGCTCAGCGAGGCTGAGCGTCGTCGCGGGCAGCCCGTCGGGGTCGAGATCGCGCTGCGCCTGGTCGATGCGGTAGACGTTGCCGTCCTCCAGGATGCAGTACTGGTCTGCCTCGATCGGTGCGTCGTAAATGCTGCGCGGCAGCGTCACCATCCGTACCAGCTTGCTGCCCGCCTGCTTCCCGGCATAGTACCGGGAGGCGTAGACGGTGCGCTCGCAGTAGAAATGCGAGCTGACCTCTTCCAGCTTGCGCACGGCGGGCGAGCGCCCGGGGCGCAGCGTGCAGATCGTCAAAATCTTATCGTAGATCACGGCGCACCTCCCATTTTCTCATGGCAGATGCGGTCCTTGATTATTACGTCCAGATTCTTCGGCAGCGACGCCCGGTCGGTGCTGCCGCGCGCGCGGTACATCCACGCGGCGACAGAGCCGACAAGCAGGTCGTCTTCATCGCTGTTATCATCCAGCGTGACGCCGCGGCGGCGCAGGAAAGCGTCGGCTGCGGTCAGCAGACCGCGCAAATAAATTTTTTGCTGATCAGCGCACGACAGGAAGCCGAGATCAACCATCATATAAGTAAGGCGCAGATCTGCTGACATTTTGCAGCCTCCTTTCCTTAACCGGCTTTTGCGGTCACACCGCCAGAGCCGACCGCGATCGCGCGACCGTTGCCGTCGACCTCGACGACAGTCACAGTCTGACCGGTCGTGCCGTCAATGGTCTTGTTCGCGGGCAACTCCGTCCAGCCCTTGCCGAGCGTCTCGCCGTTGGAAACCGCGATAGCCTGACCGCCGACCTGATACTTGAGCGCACCCGAGCCGTTGCCCGCGACAGTCACAACGCTCTTGCCGTTTGTAGTGCCTGCGGCAGTCGTGACGATCAGGGTGCCGATCTGGGAGTTCGCGTAGTCAGGCGCGAAGGAAATGCTGGTCCTCGGCGCAGTGTTGTGGAAGTTTACCATGACAAATGCCTCGCCGCGCGCGGGCTTGCCGTCGTAGCGGCCAATGGAGCGGTACACGGTCATGTTGCGCAGGAAGAACGGAATGTCCGAGGACGCGATTGCCAGACCCTCACGCTCGACCATGCGCATCAGGCTGCCGAAGCCGCCTGCGATGTCGTTGTCGGCCATGAATTCCAGCTCGACGATATCGCCGCCGACGATCGGGAAGGTGTTGCTGATACCGGCCGTAATGGCTGCTGCTGCATTGAAAGCCAGCGCCTTCGACATCAGGCGGATGTGGGTCTTGCGGTTCATGACCCAGAACACACGGCCGTCGGAGTACTTCGGGTCTGCGATGCCGAGCGCCTCGATCAGCGTGCTGAAGAAAGCAGCGCCGGAGGTCGCGTCGATGTCCAGTTTGAGGATGTGGCTGGTATGCAGGTCGGTGAAGTCGCCCTGATCGTTGCCCCACCACGTGGGAGTCGTCGCCGCAGCAAGGCGGGTGACAAAGCCGACCGGCATTTTCTTGCCCGTACCGTAGACGATAGCCTTATCCAGTGCGCGGGCGTTCGCTTCGCCCATTGCGTTCAGGATGCTGGTCAGCAGCTGAAGGTCTGCGTCATCCTGAATGGCAGCGTTGGAGATTGCCATGTAGCCTGCCAGCATATAGCCGTCCATTTCGAGCTGCGTAAAGTCGAGCGAAATTTCGTTAATGTTCGCCAGCATTTCCGTCCAGACGGCCTCCGCGCCTGTGCCGGCGACATTCTGGCGAGAATGTCCACGGATGGATTCACTGTGCACATACGACCAGAGCTTGGAGTTCTGATACGTCAGATCGCGCAGGATCTGCATGAAATCGGTCGGAATGCCGAGCTCTGCGCCGGTCGCGCTGTTCTGCTGCTCGCGAAGCGCGCGGAAGCGGCGGAGGAAATCCTGCGTGCTATCCTTTCTCAGCAGCGCGTCGCGCTCCTGATAGGTGAGGCCGAACCAGCGGCGCTCGGAATTGTTCATGGTCTGATAGCTCCTTTCGTTATTTCTTGCCTCCGGGTCGCCCGCGGGTGTCGCGGTCGGAGGCGGTGTCTGCGCAGCCTCCAGGCTGCGGATCTGCTCGTTGATCTCGTCGATCGCGCCCTGCACGCGGTTGAGCTCGGCGGTGTTGCTTGCCCGCTCCTGCTCAAACGCTTCCACGGCGGATTCGACGACGCTGCGCTCCTCATCGGTCTGCGCCGCCTCAATGTCGCGAGCCAGCTCCGCTTCGCGGGCGGCGAAGCCGTCCCGCACGCTTTCCAGTCCAGCGAGCTGCGTCTGGAGCGGTGCGAGCTTGCTGCGCAGCATCAGTACCTTCAATGCCATTTACGATTTACCTCCAATTCTGTTTTTCATGGCAGCGCGCCAGGCTTCCGCCCTGCGCTGCTGGATTTCCGCAAAGTCGTGCTGCCGGGCGCTGACTGACGTCTGCTCGTAGGCAGGGAATGTACAGACAGACACCTCATACAGCGGATCGACTTCTTCGATCACCCAGCGGCATTTCCCGTCGCCGAGCTCCTCAAAGCGTTCGCGTTTAATATCGAAGCCAAACGAGCACTGGTCAACGTCACCCCGCTGGACGCGGGCATAGAGGTTCATGGCGTCAACGTCATCCCGGTTGATCTTGATACTGCCCCAAAGCCCGCGCTCATCCTGACGGAGTGTCAGTGTGCCGGCTTTCGTGCGTCCGAGCACGAGACTCGAATCGTGATTGATGAGTGCGCGGATGTCGCCGCCGATGGAGCTCGAAAAAGCGCCCGGCGCTACGATCTCGCTCGCGCCCTCCCAGAGGGGGTACTCACTGTTGAATACGGCAAAATATCCCTCGATGTGCAGGTCATCCCCGGCGTCACGCGCCTGGAACTGCTGCGCTACGCAGCGCACCTGGCGCTGCTTGCGGTCATTCGGCATTGTCACCGCCTCCTTGCTCTAATTTTTTCTGGTCGCCGATCATGTCGCGCGGGATGTAGTTTTCCAAGATGACCAGCTTATCAAGCCCCTCGCGGGGACTCAGCCCGAGCCAGTCGCGCGCCTCATTGCCGTCCATCAAGCCGCGGATGTACTGCGCGTCCGCGACCTCCGCCAGCTCCTTGAGCGTGTAGCTGTACAGGCGGCGTGTGGACATAGTGAAGTACATATCCTCGGAGATCAGCAGCTTACGCGTCAGCTCGTGGCAGATGATGTTCGCCAGCGTGACCGCCGTCGTGCGGATCATGTGATTGTGCTCGGCGTCCGAGTAGCTGCCGACGCCCACCATGTACGGCGTCACGCCGACGATGGAGGCGATCTCGCGTTTATCCAGCTCAACGGAATCCTTCAGCGCCAAGTCGTTCAGGCTGAGGGGCTTGACCTGCTGGACCTCCATCAGCTCCGCCGGAATGACCCAAGGATCGCCCGCGGCGCTGCCCGCGATGTATTCGTCGATAAGGCGCTTGCGCCCGGCTTCGTCTGCAAATTCCTCGGCGAGGGAATCCACTTTGACGATGACGCTCGGCTTCCACTTGTCGGACATAAAGCCCTTTTTGGTCGCCGCCGCCTGCCGGAGGTTTGCGGTCACGTCCCGCAGGCTCACGCGCAGCCCTACACCGCGCCACGGCTGCATCGGGTCGCACCAGCGCTTAAAATGCAGCACACTGTCGGGCTCGTAGCGCCGCCCGCGCCACATCACATAGTAGGTTTGCCCGAGGTCGTCGCTCATGGCGTAGGCGTCCGGCATCGGCTCAAGGTCCGACAGCAGCCCGTTTGCCGTGTGCGGCAGCATGAATGCACTACCGCAGGAGCTTGTCAGCATCGTCAAGACGATCCAGGACACGAGATCCTTGCGGCTGCCGTTGCGCCACGGCGCGATGTCCATAAACCGCGAGAGTTGATTGCGCACGCGCACATCGCCGCTTGCAGTGTTCCGCATGAGCTGGATCGTCGCGTTCGATACGATGTCCGCCAGCCCGCCGATTGCCGCGAGCACGTCAGGGCTGTCGATCAGCCGCGTGTATCCGGGGACGGACAGCGTGTCCGAGCCCGCCAGCCCGATCATAAATTTTTGCAGCTCGCTCGAAGCATCGCGCCGCTGCGGTTTGACTCTCAATCGGCATCATCCTCTCTTGTTTTTTTGTCATACCAGCCAGCCGCCTTATTGCTGGCGGTGAGATCTTCGAGATATGCGCACACGGCAAAAACCGAGGCGTCAAAAAGGTCGATGCGCAGATTCTGCTCGATCTTCTGATACATCACCATGTCGTCGGCTTTCTCAATACCGGCGACGTTCTGCACGCAGTACTCATACGGCTCGGCGTGCAGGTAGTAGAGCGTGCCCTTCTTTGCACTCGCCTCCAGGTAGCGGAAGCCCTCGGACTTCCGTGTGAAAAGCTGCGGCTGGTCCTTGATCGGGAAGCGCTCGTTTTTCATCTCCACGAAATACTCGCGGCAGAATTTACGGTCGTGTCCGATCCGGCGGATCTTAAAGCCGGAGGCGCGCAGCTTTTTGTACCAGCACACCACGTCGTGATAGTTCGTGACGGCGTCGTTGGTCATATGCAGCCAGCCGTCCTCCTGCCAGCCGAATAGTGGGATCTGATCCTGCTGCGCCTTGATAACAGCCGCCGGGCGCGGAAACCACGCGTGCGGGATGACGATGTCCACGCCCTTGTAGTGCCCAAAAAGGCATCCGGCGGTCAGGTCGTGCAGCTTTGACAGGTCCGTGCCGCCGTACCAGCGGATCGGCAGCTTCGCGAGCTGCGCGATCGTCCAGTCGTACTTTTCATCGCTGCGGCGGAACTCCTGAATGTCGAACCACGCCTTGACGGCGTTCGTCGTAACGTTGAGGCTCTTATTCAAAAACTCCGGGCGGAGCGCGGGATTGTCCGCCGCCATGGCAGCGTCGTTGATCATGTCCTGCGGACGGATGGAATAGCCCCATCCGGGGGACGCCGCCTTCAGCACGGCAGGGTCGTGCAGGTCCACATCGCCGTTTTCCAGCGTCGGCGCGGAGCATAGGAAGCAGAAGATCGAATCCGCCGCGTCGCCCGTGACCGTGCCACGCAGGATTTTGCGGCAGTAGTCCAAATGCCCAAGCAGGAAGCCGCGTGCATTCGGACCGTTGGACGAGATGATAATGACGAGCTTATTCGTGTACGCCTTGGTCGCGTCCTTTAGGATCTGATACTGCTGCGGGCTTTTGTAGGTGTGCGCCTCGTCGGCGATGACAATGTTGCAGTTGAAGGAGTCCTGCTTGTCGGGGTTTGCCGCCAGAGCGTTGATGGAGATCATGCCGTCTCCGATGTCGCCGGAGATGGAGCGCTCCATGTTGTTGTCGATGATGCGCAAGCCCTGATTCGGGTCGTCCTTCACCGTCACGCCCAAACGGTTGAAGTTGTACTTAAGGAAGTCAAAGCCCTCGAGCGCCTGCTTGAGCGCACCGCCGACCTCGTACACCTTCGAGCCGGACGCGCGCTCGTACATCGCCAGCGCGGCGGCGAGGGAGGCAGCGAACGTCGTCTTGACGTTCTTGCGCGGGATGAAGTCAACCGCTTCCTTGAACCGCCGAATCTTCGTGTCCGGGAGGTAAAACCCCATGATGTTGTAAACGATGAACTTGTGATACGGCAGCAGGAGGAACGGCGTGCCGCGCAGCGGCGTAGCGTCCAGGAACTCACCCTGCTGGTGACACATCATCGTCTCGATGATGGCAATGATGTCATTTGCAGGCTCGGACCGAAATTCCCACTTGCCGCAGGCGAGATCTGCGACGTATCGCTTGCAGGCAAGCACCGCGTCCTCGCATAGCCCGGACTCGCCGGACAGGACGGAGTTTACAAACGCGTCCACGTCGCGCTGGTACTGGGCAGCGTGCTCGATCGCGTGCTCGTGTGCACTCGCGAGGAGTTGCTCGATCTTGCTGTTTCCGGCTGCTGCTGGCTGGAGCTTGGAGCGCGCCTTGTTTAAGCCCGTCGGCGTCAAGCCGAGCTGATTGCGCAGCCCCTGCACCGTTGCGCGCAGGTCCTCGACCGCCGTCCAGTACGGGCTTTTCGCGGTGTACTCCGCGCCGGTCTTGTTGACCATCGTGCACACGCGCTGCCCGCCCTGCTTCTTCCACTCCTTTTCGGCGCGGGACAGCTCGCGCTCCGTCTTGGCAAGCTGTTTGATCGTCGGCTCAAAGATCGCGCTGTATGTGCCGACCAGCTCCATGTCCTTGCGGATCATGTCCTCTCTCGCCAAACGATCACCTCGCTTCAAATTTCCCAACGTTGGGCAATTTGGATTGCCCGGCGCTTTCGTGTTTCCGTCGAGGGCTCTGCCAGGCGCGGCTGTCTGCTACCGCGCCCAGTAGGAGGTCACTAACTATGGCGCGACGGAAGCTGCCCGACTCCCGCCGCCCGGCACAGCCCTCGACGATCTCTCCGCAGGCGCGTCGATCACGCCCGCGGTGTGTAATTCCTTGTCGCGCGCGGCCCGCGCGCCTTGCCGGTCTCGCGTTACCCCCTCCCGCGGTTTTCCCGCCGTCGGAAAAGGGGGC